CTGATCAAGAAGGTGATGTTGATGATTCTGATTTAGATGAAAAAATAGTAAAAAAAGCAACTCAAACTAAACTATCAAAATCTGATGCTGCTACTAGACGAAAAAACAAAGCTTATAGAAGAAAGAAAAAGGCAAAACTAGAAATTGCTAAAAAGAAGAGAGATATTAAAAATAAGGCAAAACTTGAAAGGCAGAAAAGAAAAAACAAAACTGCTCCTAAAGGAAAAACATATACTTTAGATGGTAAGCTAGTAAAGAAGAAAACACGACAATAAAAATATAAATATACTTAGTAAAGGAGAAAATTATGTCAATACATACTCAATTAGAAGAATTAAAAGAAAGCTTTAAATGCGATATTAAAGATATTGTTGATGGGTCTTTTAAATTAGACGAAGCTAAAGTTGATGATGGTGATGGTAAAGTTGAAAGTAAAGAAGAACTATTATCATTAGCAATGACAATGGCAAAAAAAGCTTTTGGAGATAAAGTAGATTCTGAAAAAGTAAAAGGAGTTGTTGATAATGCTATCAAAGATTCTAATGGAGATTGGAAAAAAGCTTCTGGTATTGTAGTTGGATCTTTTAATGAAAGTGTTAATGAAAGTTCCAATGAAATTATTTATGGTGTTGAAGATATGTTATTCACTAAATTAACTGATTGGGAGGGCAAGTCTATTGTTCATGAAGGTAAAAGGTATAATATTGTAGATATACATGATAAAATTGATGAATCCGTTTTTGATTTAGATGATGGAGAAGGAAAAATTAAAAAACTATCAATTTCTCATAAACAATTATCCTTTGATGATTTATCTGAAGCAACTAGAGCAGGAGATACTTTGACTACTAAAGATAAGAATGGTAAATCTCTTAAAGTAGGTGATGCTGTTGTTTGTCATGGTAAGAAATATAGTATTGCAGGTGAGCATAAGAAAGGTAATACTGTAACTATTGAGTTAGATGATGGTAAAGGAAAAAATAAAAAAATATCTAAAGAAATGTTTGAAAAGGATGCAATGAAAAGTTCTTTTGTTGAAGGTTATAATAAATCTAAATATAAAACTGAATCAAAATATGATAGTGATGATGATATGTATGAACAATGTGATTGTGATGATGATCCATGTACTTGTGAAAAGGTGGATGAAGAATCTTCTTCTAAAGTAAAAAAATGGGAAGAGGTTAGAGATAGGTTGTTATATAAAATTGATATGAACGTAGGAAATAAAAAACTTATAAGAAAACTCCAAAAAGACGTAGATGATTATAATGATTTAATTAATAAAGAAAATTCTAAAAAGAAATGATTCATAAAAAAGAATATAAAGATAGTGTAACGGGTGAAGTAAAAACTCGTTACACTTCTGATCGTCCAGATTGTAAAGTAGTTCTCATAGATGGAAAACCTATAGAGAAAAAAATGGATATTGATGAGAGAAGATCAAGAAGGGACGGTCAGATAAAAGGTAAGTTTAAGCAAAAAGGTGTTACTAAGCAACAAAAAAAGAACGAAAGATTAAAAAAAGAACGTGAAGAAAATAGTATGAAAAGAGATATTGAATCAAAATTAAAAGAGTTTATAGATGTTGTTGAGGATGCTGATGTAAATGATAGACTTACATACAGAAAAAGTGATGATTTATTATCATCTATTGATCTTTATCTAAATGAAAAGGAAGAAAAAGATAAAGAAGAAGAAGATGAGGATGAAGATATTGAAAATATCAAACCTAATAAAAAAGAATATGATAACTTATCAGATGAAGATAAAAAAAAAGTTAAAGGTATTGTAAATAAGTTAAAAGATAAAATAAAAAATTCAGATGATGACGTAGAAGATGATGATTCAAAGGATGATGATTCTGATGACGTAGAAGATGATGATTCAAAGGATGATGATTCTGATGACGTAGAAGATAACGATTCAGATAACGATTCAGATGATGATTCAGATGACGTAGAAGATGATGATTCAAAGGATGATGATTCTGATGACGTAGAAGATGATGATTCAGATGACGTAGAAGATGATGATTCAGATAAAGATGAATTGGAAATTGATAATGAGATAGTTGATTTAACAAAAGAATTTGATTTTAATATTGATAACAACAATTGTTATGATTACTATGAATTCTTATTAGATAAAATTCATGAAGAATCTAGTATTAGTAAAATTAATTCAGCATATATGAAAATAATACAAGATAAACGAAAAATAACTCCAGCTAGAGAACTATTAAGCAATATCAATGACATTTATAAGTCTGATTCTGAGAAAAGTAATATAAATACTTTAGGAAGTGATGAAGGTTAATTGTAAATATGAAGGAAGAATTTCAATTAAATGAGGGTAGGTTTATTGACTCTGCTATATTATTAGTTTTAACTACTAAGCTACTTAAACCTATAAAATCATGGAAAGCTTTCAAATTTGGTTTAATTGATGAAGATGGTAAAGTATTAAGAGAACCTATAAATTCTCAAGAAAAAAACTCTTTTACAATGTTAGATAAATTTTTGTTAAAGATAAAGACTTTTTTATTAGAAAATAGATTTGTTGGTAGTTTGTTTACCTATTATATAACTATTAAAGAGCAAAATCTTATTCAAGATAATTCTGTAGAATATCTAGTTGAAGAAAGAAATAAAGAGAGAAGAATAAAAGATTTACATTTAAAAATTAAGAATGAAATTTTAAAAGAAGGTTTTACGGAAGAAGAATATTTAACTATATTAACTAATATTAAAATTAAAAAACAATTAATGGATTAACACTAATATGAGTGATGAAATGGATTGGGGCCATTGGGTTTGTTTAGTTGATGTAAAATGTCCACCTAAAGAATCTTTGGGTTTTGTATATAGAATAACTGATAAAGTATCTGGTGAATTTTATATAGGTATAAAACAAATGTATGGTGTTAGAACTTTACCTCCTTTGAAAAATAAAGATGGTAGTAAAGGTAAAAGAAAAAGAAAAGTTAAAAAAGAATCAGATTGGAGAAAATATTGCTCATCTGGATCTAGAGCTGAAGATATAAAAAAAGACAAAGATAATTATAAATTTGAAATATTGAGTTTTTGGAATAATAAAACTGATTTAAAAATAGAAGAAACTAAAATGATAATTGAAAATATACATTCTAATCCTAATCCATTATGTATAAATCAAATAGTTAATCTTAGAGTAAGAGTAAGGAAATGATTTTTTATAAATATAGGTGAATTCTCTATTTAGAAAAAGGAGTCACTTATAATGGGAAGTAATAAGCAAAATGAGATTAAGATTGACTTAATCAATAAAATTATTAAAGAAAAAAATCTATCAATTGATACTGTTACTATTAAAGACACAGTTGATGATTTACTAGAGAGTAAGTTTGTTGTTCAAGAAGATGGACAATATTCTGTTACTGAAAAGGGTAAACAATGGAAAGATTTCATTGAATTTAAGGAACAAAAACATAAGAAAGAAGAGGAATTAAATACTGCTATTATTGAATCTAAATCTTTAAAAATTCTTTCATTGTTAAAAGAAGATTCAGGTAGTGAGATTGTTACTGATGACACAGAAACATATAATGCTTTAAAATTCTTGATAAAAGAAGGATACGCTAACTATGAAAACATTGGTGGTATTAAACATTATACTATTACTAATGAGGGTTCAGATTTTCTATCTTTTAAAGAATTTCAATTAGCTAAAGATGAAGAAAATGAGATTAAAATTCGTGAAAGTTATATTACTGTAACTTATAAACAAGCTCATCCAACTATGGATTTAATTGAAAGTGTTACTGATAAATTTTTATTAGAAAGTGATGGTATTCCTGTTATTCAAGTTGAACCTGCTAATTATAAAAAGATTTTAGATAGAAAATACAATGAGCATTGGCATAAATATGTAGGTGTAGGTGGTGGAAAACTCATTAAGCAAAAGAAGCTAAATAGGTTTTACGTTGAAAACACTGAAAACAAAAGAAGATATCTATATTTAGTACCTAAAGCTAAATAATATTTAAATTTATAAAAAAAATGTTGATTTTCAAAGGCAAGTTATATAATGTAGCTTGCCTTTATTTTTAGGAAATTATTATGTCAACTTTACTTATTGATTCTTCTTTTATTGCTTATAGTAAAATGTTTAACTGTAAAAAAGAATCTACCTCTGAAGAAGGATATGGTATGTGGAGATATTATTATATGAATGATATCTTTAAGTATATTAAAAAGTTTGATGATATAAATGAAGTTATAATTGCTCAAGATGCTGGTAATTATTGGAGACGTGATATTTTCCCTTGGTATAAAAAACAAAGAAAATTATCAAGAGATAATCAAGAAAAAAAAGATAAAGCTGAAGAACATTGGTTTAGATGGGATGAGTTTTATACTTTCCAAAATGAATTTATTGAATGTATGAAAAAATATCTACCTGTAAAAGTATTAAAAGTTGATAGAACTGAGGCAGATGATATTATTGCTATTTTGGTTAGGCATATAAAAGGTAATAAGTATATTGTAACAAGTGATCATGATTACATTCAATTATTAAAATATGATAATGTTAAAATATTTTCACCTCAACATAAAGTAAATAATAAAAAAGGTAATTATCTAACAAGTGATAATCCTAGAAGGGATATGTTTATTAAAATAATGAGTGGTGATAAATCTGATTTCATACCTTCAATTAATGATAAACATACTTATAAGTCTGAATTTTTAGATTTTTGTGTTCTAGAAAAAATGGCTGATAATTTAGAATTTGCTAAAATTAAATTAGATAATGATGAAAAATTATTATATGAAATGTATTTTAAATTCTCTGAAAAATACAATTTAACTCCAACTAGAAAAAGAACTTTTACAGAAAAAATGTCTAAACATCACTATGATGAAAACAGTATAAAAGAATTATTAAATGAAGATGATACTATAAAAAAGAATTTTAAGAGAAACAATAAATTAGTTAATTTAGATTTACAACCTGATCATATTATAGATAAGGTAATTGATGACTATGAAAATTATAAGTTACCTAATGTATCTATGGGATTTTTGAAATTTTGTAGACTAAACAAATTTAGACAATTTATTAACCAAGCTAGTGAACTAACTCCTTATCTGAAAAGAATGGTTAACTGAATTAAATAAAAAAATCTCCTATATAAATAACTATATATAGGAGATAAAATGAATTTAGATAAACTATTTAAGATAATAGATTTATATGAAGAAGAGAATTTAAGGATAAATGGTTTAAATTTATCTAAGTTAATTAAAGAAGAAATTGAATCTATAGTTTCATCTTCAAAAGATTTAAATTTTACTTATAAAGATAAAAAAATAATAATATCTTATAGTAACAAAGGTAAAGATGAAAAAATAAAATCTGATGTATATTTTAAAATACATATAGATGGTTTTGATGAAAGTAATAAAGCTTTAAAAGGTGAATTAAAGACTAGCTTTCATTGTGATAATAAAAAGATAAAACCTTTAAATAGTGTAAAAGGTGATTATAAAAAGATATTAGATAGCATAACGAATTATTTTAAATCTAATATAAAAGATCTTACTAAGGTTAATGATAAAGTAAGTAAAAAAGAAGTTTCTGAAGTTGAAGAAGATTCTGTTGGAACATCTACACCTGCAATTGCAGTTAATCCTAAAATATTAGGTACAGATGATGAGGATGTATTAAATAGAATTCGTAAATAAATAATGAGTAAAAATAAATATAAACAAGGTAAATATATAGTAAAGAATACTGAAAAATATATCACAAAGGATGGAGATCTACCTATGTGTAGAAGTGGATGGGAATATAGTTTTTGTTCTTATCTTGATAATAACCCACATGTAGTTAAATGGGGATCGGAATGTTTTGCAATAAAATATTATTGTACGGTTAATCACAAAACTAGACGATATTTCATTGATTTTTTTATGCAAATGTCAGATGGAAAACAATTTTTAATTGAACTTAAACCCTATTCCCAAACTAAAAAACCAAGAGCAGGTAAAAAGAAGTCAAAGAAAACTATGTTGTATGAGTCAAAGACATGGCAAAATAATCAGGATAAATGGAAAAGTGCAGAAAAGTTTGCATCTGAACGAGGAATGATTTTTAAGATAATAACTGAAAAAGAACTTTATGGTAAATAAAGTATATAAATAAAAGCATATATATAATAAGATAAGGGTTTGCTTAATGGGAATATTTAATAATACACGTCAAAGTATAGAGGACATGGTAGAATCTTCTACAGGTGTTTTAAGGAATGTTTTAAATATTTTTGGTGAAATGGAAGTTGAATATGATCCAAAAGATAAAGGAGTTTCTTTAAGTGATGCAGTAGATTCTAATAATACTGATAATGATAATTCAGTTTTCTCAGCTCAATCTTATGGTAACATGAGAAGATATTTAAGTCATGAGGAATTAACAAAGGACACAAAATTATCAGTATATCGTCAAATGGCTGAGTATCCAGAAATTAATCTTGCATTAAACACTGTTACGGATGAGATAATATCTCCTGATTCAAAAGGTGTTGTTGCTAATCTAGATATAGTAAATAAAAATCATTTAAATAACATAAACATAAAAGATAACTTGATAAAAGAATGGGATTATGTATATAATAACTTATTAAAATTTGATAGAACTTCATGGGAAACAACTAATAACTTTTTAATAACTGGTGAATTATTTTTAGAAAAAGTTATAGATCCTAATAATCCAAAAAAAGGATTAACTAAGGTTAAAAAATTGAATCCTGATAATATATATGTGAATTGGAATACTGATAATGAACCTGATAGTTATAAAGTTAAATTAGAAAATCACAATGAAAGTTTAACTTTGAATAATATACAAATAACATATATAAACTATGGTCAATTTCAACTAAATGGTCAAACAAAGGAAAGAATAGCTTTATCATATTTAGAGAAAATAAAAAAGACTTGGAGGCAATTACAACTATTAGAAGAAGCTGTTGTTATTTATCGTGTTGTTAGAGCACCTGAAAAAAGATTATTTAGAATAGCTACTGGTAATATGCCTAAACATAAACAAGATGCTTATATGCAAAAGGTAATGAGGCAATATAGACAAAAAAAGATTTATAATACTTCTACTGGTGAAATAGATGGTCAAGCTAATATTTCAAATATGTTAGAAGATTACTTTTTCTCTCAACCTGAAACTGGTCAAGGTAGTTCTGTTGAAGAATTAGGTGGTGGTTGTTTACCTTTAGATACAAAAATACCATTATTAGATGGTAGAGTAGTTACATTAGAAACTATAATTAAAGAGAAAGAAGAAGGTAAAAATAATTGGGTATATAGTTGTGATCCAAATACAGGAGAAATGGTCCCCGGTCCTATAACTCATGCTAATATAACTAATACTAATGCTAAAGTTATGAGAATAACATTAGATAATGGTAAAACTCAAACATGTACTCTAAATCATAAATGGCCCACTTGGAATAAAGGAACAATTGAAGCTAACAAATTAGAAGTAGGGGATTCTCTTATTGCTTTTAATAAAAAATATGAACCTATTGGTAATAAAGGTAATGATTATGAAATGATTTTTAATCATTTAACTAAAAAATGGGAATATACCCATAGATTAGTTGGTAATTATATGAAAACAAAAAATAAACACAATGAATATGTTTTTAAAGAATCTAGTAATGATAAAAGAGTTATACATCATTATGATATTGATAGGTATAATAATGAGCCAAGTAATTTAATGTTTATGTGTCCAAAAGATCATTGGTTATTACACTCTGAAGGTTTTAAGGAATATTCAATTATAGGAAATAAAAAACATCTTTTATTAATGAAAACTGATGAAGATTATAAATCTAATTGGTTTAAATCTCAAAAAGAAGGTATTTCTAATATGTCAAGTGAAACATATAATAATATGATTAAAAAACAAAGTGAGTCTATGAAATCATATATTAAATCTTTATCTGAAGAAGATAAAAATATTAGAGATAATAATTCAAGAGATTCTTTTATATTAGGTAATATAAGATTCAATGAATTAATGAATCAAGATCCTAAATTTAGAGAAAAAGTATTAATGAAAAGAAGTGAAAGTCTAAGTAAAGTAAAAAATACTGAAGAATATAAGAAAAAACAAAGTAAAATACAAAAAAATAATTTTAAGTCTAATGAATTTAGAAGAAAAGTATTTGAACCACAAACAATAAAATATAGTAATTCTATGCTAAAGTTTGTGATAGACTTATATAAATCAGGAATAACTAAATCAAACGATATAGTATCTTTCTTAGATAGTAGTAAAGAATTTATGGATATATTTATGGTTGAAAATAAATCAGTAAAAAGATTCAAGAATTTTAGACATCATCACTTAAAATCTCTTTTATCTAATTTCAATTATAAGAATTTTAATGATTTCAAGGAAAAAAATAAAGAGTTCAATCACAAGATTGTAAAAATAGAATATCTAGATGAAACAATGACTGTTGCTAACTTAACAGTTGATAGTCAGCATGAATATCATGATTTTCATACATATGCTTTGGATATAGGTGTTTATACAAAAAATTCAAATCTAGGTGAAATAACCGATGTTGATTACTTTCTTAAAAAAATGTATAGAGCTTTACAAATTCCAGAATCAAGAAGGTTAGATCAAACAACATATAATGCAGGACAATTAAATGATGTAACTCATCAAGAATTAAAATTTTCAAAACTAACGAATAGGATAACTTATAGAATATCTGATATGATAATGGATGTTTATAAGACACATCTTCAATTTAAAGGTTTATGGAAGCAATATGATTTAAATGAAAAAGATTTTAATATTGTATTTAACAAAGATTCTCACTATGCTGAATTTAAAGAAGCGCAAATAATGGAAATGAGAATGCAAAATTGGTCAAATGCTGCTACTTACATTGGTCAAGTATTTTCTAAAGAATTCGCTATTAAACATTTTCTAAAACTATCGGATCAAGATATAGTTGAAAATAAAGAACTAATTAAAAAAGAAAAGGAAGAAGGTGAACTTGATGGTTTTGAGGGTGGGTTTTAAAAAATTAACGCAATAAATCCACTAAATATTTAGTTTAGTGATAGTTCATCAAATCATATATATATAAATAAAAATATAAATTATATTATTAAGGAGATTATTATGGAACATACTAAAGATTTATTTAAAGCTTTATGTGATAACGATTATACAAAGGCGCAAGATAGTTTAAAAAGTGCATTAGGTAAAATTGTTAATGATAGAATTGAAGCTAAGAAATCTGAGATTAGAGATAAACTATCAACGTCTGATAGCTAATACATACAATATATAAATATATGTATTATTAGGGTAAATATTATGCAAGAAAACCTTTCACTATTAACAGAAAACGATTTTGGATCATCTAAATTAGATACCAAAAAAGGAAAAGATTATTATATTGAGGGGGTATTTCTTCAAGGAAATATATTAAATCGTAACAAAAGAATTTATCCTACCGAAATTTTAGAAAAATCAGTTGAAGAATTCAATAAAAAAATTGATGAGTTTGGAATGGTTGCAGGTGAATTATCTCACCCTTCACACACTCAAATTGATCCTGATAGAATATCACACTATATTACTAGTTTAAAAATGGATGGTAATAATGGTATTGGTAGAGCTAAAATTGGAACTACACCAAAGGGTAACATTGTTCGTAATTTAATTGATGATGGATTTAAGATTGCTGTATCCACTAGAGGATTAGGTCAAGTAGGTACTAATAAAACAGGTCAAACTATAGTTGAAAATTTTAACTTAGTTACTGTTGATATTGTTACTGAACCTTCTGCTCCCGATGCTTATGTTGAAAGTATCATGGAAAGTATTAAATTTATGATTGATGATAATAACGAAATTAAAGTTCAAAGTTTGGAAAATCTATTAGAGAATATTTCTAAAAAATTAGAAGTATTACCTAAGAAGTTAGAAGAAAAAAATAATAAATATAGTAAAATTATACATCATATTTTAGACACTATATAAGTAATAATAATTAAATATAAATAAATGTAACAAAGGTTTTAAAAGGAGTTATCTATGAGTAAAGAAACTGGACTAGAATTAGGGAAAATGTTAGGTGAGGGCATTACTCAAGAAGATGCTCAATTGATCACTGAGAAAATTGAAGGTATTGTTGAAGCAAGGGTTGATGCAAAACTTGAGATTGAAAAAGAGTTAATTGAATCTGAGGTAAAAGAAAAGTATGATACTATACTTTCCGAGAAAACGGAAGAATTCAATAGCAAAGTATTATCAATGGAAGAATCATTTTTAGAGCAATCAACAAAATTTAAAGAAGAATTAACTGAAGAAGCTAAAGAAACCGTTGATACTTTTAAACAAGAAAAAGAGCAAGAAATGGAAACTTTTGTTGAAGGAATTATTAATAAACTAGATGAATATTTAGAATTAGAAGTATCTAAGCACATTTCAACTGATCTTATTGAAAGTAGTGCTAAGATAGCTGTATTAGAACCTATTGTAAATGGGTTTAAATCAGTAATGGAAGAAAATTATATTAAATTTGATGAAGATCAATTTGGTTTACTAAAAGAATCTCGTTCTGAAATTCTTAATTTGAGGGAGCAATTAGCTGAGTCTGTTGAATCTCAAATGAAGATGAACAAGTCTTTTAAAAGTCTTGAGAAAGATGTGAAAATCTCTAAAGTTTGTGAAGGATTAACTGAATCCCAACGTGAGAGAGCAATTAAACTATTGGAAGATTGCGAAGTATCTGAAGTAGAAACACGTTTTTCTATGATTAGGGATATGATTATCTCTGAAGATGTTTCAACTAAAGAAGATGATAGTTTAGTTCTTGAAAGTGATACAGAAGACCATTCTGTAATTGAATCTACTACTGTTGATAAGGTAGTTGTAGAGGATACAAGTATTGATGAAGATCAAGAAGAACTTGTTGAAAGTGCTGAAGATCAACCTATTGATGCTATTCAAGAATACGCTTCTATTTTCAAAAAGATGCGTTAAGGGATTCAAAAAACAAATAAACTTTTTTATAACGGAGAAAAAAAATGAGTAACAAAAAAATGGAAGGATTAGTTAGAAAGTGGGCTCCTCTTCTAGAAGGTCTTACTACTGACAGTCAAGTAAAAAACATGGCTCAACTTCTTGAGTCTGAGGATCAATACTTCAATCAACTTCTTGGAGAATCTGGTACTTCTTCTGTTCCTACAGGAGCAGCAGCAGCAGGTGATGGTAACGTACAAAGTGGTACTGGTAATGCTTCTGGCTTCAATGGTATCGCTCGCTACAAAAAAATTGCTATGCCTCTAGTTCGTAGGGTTTTCCCTGAACTATTAGCTAACCAACTTGTAGGTGTTCAACCTATGACTGGTCCTGTTAGTATCGCATATGCTCTACGATTCAAAGATGAGTCTGGTAATGAACTAGGTTACAGCGTTCCTAATGCTGCATATACTGGATCTCACAACACATCTGCGGGTGAAGCTTTAAATGAACCTAATGGTAAATTAGGATCTGATGGTTCTACTACTTCTAAAGAAGCTGGTCTAACCGTAGAGCAAAAAGAAATTAAAGCACGTACTCGTAAAATGAAGGCTCGTTGGTCCGTTGAGGCTCAACAAGATCTAGCTGCAATGCAGAATGTTGATCTTGAAGAGGAAATGACTGACCTCTTAGCATACGAAGTGCAAGCAGAAATTGATCGTGAATTAGTTGGTCGCATTCATAATGCTGCAAACTATGGTGGTCAATTAACTTGGACTTATGGTACTTCTGGTAACGTTGGTACTGCTGATGGTCGTTGGGAACTTGAGAAATTTAAAACACTTTGGACTACTATTGTCCATGCTGCGGAAGATATTGGACGTGCAACTCGTATGGGTTCTGGTAACTACGTTATCTGTTCTCCACGTGTTGTAACTGCATTATCTCAAATTGTTGGTTTCACTCAATATAGTGGTGTTAGTGGTTCTGTTAACCCTCTTTCAACTGGAATTTCTAAAGTTGGATCTCTAAATGGTATCACTATCTATCGTGATACTTTCGCATATGATGATGCTGCAAGTGACTTCGCTGTAGTTGGTTATAAAGGATCACGTGAGAATGATACTGGTATCATCTACTGTCCTTATGTACCTCTTATGTTCGCACGTGCAACTGGAGAAGAGTCGTTCTCTCCAAGAGCAGGAGTCATGACTAGGTATGGAATTTGTGATCATCTATTTGGTAGTCAAAACTACTATCGCAAAATCAACGTAGTTGGTCTATCCGCTACTGGTTCTCTTGGTAGCTTTACTTCTGGTGGAAGTGCTGATTTCTTTGATTCTATCTAATTAGAAAGAATTAATTATATTTTAAAGGGGGGTTTCTTAGGAAATCCCCTTTTTTTATTGACTATATTATTTAGGTTTTATAATTATTATATGCCTAGACCTAAACCTAATTTTCATAATTTAGCTAAAGAATATCTATCTGGATATAGATATGATATTCCAAATTTAGATAAATTTAATATGAATACTTCTTTTTATGTTTATTGTAATGATAACCATAAACATAAATATAAAGTAACTTTTTCTAGATTAAAAAGTGGATTAATTAAATTAGAATGTCCTCATTGTAAATTAGATAGAAAGGATAGATTTTATCCTGAAAAATTAATAAGAGATTATTTATCTAGTAATAATTATTCATTAATAAATAATGATGGTAGAGGTTATACTAAAGACACTACTCCTATAGAATATAAATGTGATAAATGTAACAAAGAATTTAAAGCAACAGTAGCAAAGTATTTTGTAAATAAAACAATGAAGTCACCTTTAATATGTAAAGGTTGTCAGGAAATAGTTAATAAATCTAAGTGGGAAAATAAATTAACGGATATAAACATTGAGAATGATGAGTTACTTGAAACTAATTATGAAAATGTAACTGATCAATTAAAACAAAAATTAGATTTATTTGAATGGAATGTTATAAAATATACATCTAGTAGAGCTAAAAATATATTTCAATGTAAAGTATGTTTTGATACTAAAGAAACTAGAGGTAATCCATTAGTTATAAGAAGTGGTGATAATAAAATAACTAAGGGTTGTAAAAAATGTAAATCAATAGGATATAAACAAGGGGTAATAGATACAATAAAAGATCAATGTATTATTAAAGATATTGTTCCTTTATTTGAAACATATCATGATATTTATAGTGATTTAAAATTTGGTTGTAACAAATGTGGGAAAGAATTTGTAACTAATTGGAAACGTGTAAATGGTTCAGGCTATTCAATAAATTGTCCTAATTGTAATACAAGTAATAAAAGATTGGGTCAAAACTCTTTAAGAGATTATATATCAAGTGTCTATAATGGTGAAATAATAACTGAAGATAGAAAAATTATATATCCTAAAGAAATAGATATCTATTTACCTAATATTAAAGTAGGTATTGAATATTGTGGTAATGTTTGGCATTCTACCAAATATAATAATGATAATTCTAGTCATAAACTTAAATATGATGAGTGTGATAAAAAAGGGATAAGATTAATAACTATATTTGAGGATGAATGGAATAATAGTAAAGAAATTGTTAAAAGTAGAATAGATAATATATTAGGATTATCTAATAGAATATATGCTCGTAAATGCGATATAAGGGAAATTACTAATAAAGAAGCTTTGGATTTTTGCTCTGTTAATCATATTCAAGGTAAAGGTCAATCAAAAATAGCATATGGATTATTTTATAATAATGAATTGGTTTCTACTATGACTTTTTCTAAAGGATCAATTAGTAAAAATGGTTGTAAATATGACTATGAATTAAATAGATTTTGTAATAAAATTGGATATTCTATAGTAGGAGGAGCAAGTAAATTATTTAAAAAATTTATATCTTCTAATGACTTTAATATAGTAGTTTCTTATTGTGATTTAAGATGGGGAACTGGAAAAGTTTATGATAAATTAGGAATGACTTTAGATGGTACAACTAAAGAAGGATATTATTATGTTGGACCTTATACTAATTGGAAAAGAAAACATAGATATAATTTTACAAAAAGTAATTTATTAAAATTATTTAATGGTAATCATAATAATACTGAAAAAGAATTAGCTGAAGAAAATCAACTATATAGATTATATGATTGTGGTCATAAGAGGTTTTTATATATAAAATAAAAAATAATCTTATAAATACACATATAATCGTTTATTGAGGTTATTTATGAAATATTATAAATGTGTCAAAGGTCTTACGTGGTTCTCATATAAAGGTAAAAGACGTAAATTTGCAACTAACCAATGTGTTAAAGTTGATGACTCTAATAGAGAATTAAATAATATTATTTCAAATCATCCTAATTTTGTCAAGGAGGATATTGATGTTAATACGAGAGGTACAATTCCTAAAGTTGAGCAATTATTAGAGGTTCCTGAAGCTACAACTTATATGAATAGGGAATCTATTATAAATGAAATATTATCTTATGGTGTTAAACCTGATATATATGCAATTGATGATGTTCTTTCTCAACAATTAAAAACATTAAGAATTATGACCAAGAAAAGCTTTATAACTGTCATTAATAAAGGTGGTAAAGGTGTATATGTTCATAATGTTAAAGAATACGTTGATAGCTTTAAAGAAAATGCTAAAACTGATGAAAGTATGACTGATTATACTTCTCGCATGTTAGATGAAAAGGCTAAAAAAGAGATTCCTATTGTTAAAGATAATGAATATGAAAAAGA